GACCCAGTTCGGGGCAACCGTTTTGTCGCCTGTTACGCAAATCAGAAACGTAACGACGGCATCTCTTTTTTCGACCATGCAGGGCAACGTCGGTGCAGGTGCAAACCTGTGGGAATCGATGCGGCTTGTGTATGGAAATCTTCCGGCAGGCAGTGTTGAGCGCGCCCTTACACGCATGCAAGAACTGGGTGTTCTCGGAACGCAGGCCGAACTGCGAGAACTGCAGGACCTTATCTCAAAAGGTTTTGGGTACGACGCTCCGGCGCAGATGGTAGGCGGCTTGGCCACGCAGCGGCGTTTTGGATCTACGTGGACGGATAATCCCATTGGCCAGTTTGTAAGTTCCACAGGCAAAAAAGCCGAGCGTTTGTATCAAGCGGGCGACGATGTTTGGAAAGCGTACAACTATATGTTTGAGCGCAACAAACTTCGTAATGCTATGCGCTCAATGTCTGCAACAGAACGGCAAGCATTTAAGGATGCTCGCGGCAAAGGCAACATGCCCATGCGTGAGTTCTTGGATGAAGAAGCCGCATACATCGTTCGAAACGTTATCCCCAACTACAACATGGCGCCGGAAGCCATTCGCTTCTTGCGTCGGATGCCTGTCGGTAACTTTATCGCGTTCCCATACGAGATCATTCGGACCGGGATCAACACTGTAACCCGCGGCCTCGAAGAGCTTGCAAGCCCACACCGCGCCATTCAAGAGATCGGCATGCGTCGACTGGTGGGGGCGACGACAACCGTGGGCGTCATTGGCCCCACGCTGTCCAAGCTGGCTTATGCAACGACAGATGTGACAGAAGAAGAGATGGATGCTGTCCGTCGCACGATTGCCGCGCCGTGGGAACGCAATGCGCGTCTTATCCCAACGGGACGCCATGAAGATGGCACCCCTCAGTATATCAACTTCAGCTACTCAAATCCCTATGACATGCTGGAACGAGTGTTTGTTTCCGCCATCAACAAAGCGGAGGAGGGACAGCTCATGGATCGGAGCCCGGAGCAGATTGCCTTCCAAGCCTTCTCTGAATCGTTCAGCGAATTGATGGCGCCGTTTACCGAAGAATCGATCGTTACGGCAGCTCTTCGGGATGTACTTGACCCCAACACACAGACACCGGGCCTGCGCCAACTTGGGCAACTTGCTGGCGGCAGAGGCGGTCAAACAATCACGGGGTCGCAGGTGTACAATCCGCGGGACAGCGCCGGGGAAAAGGCAGCTCGCAGCTTTGCCCATGTGGTTGGGAACATTCTACCTTCGATCGTACCGATAGACGTTCGCGGTGGTGAGTTTGAACCCAGCCGCTTTGCCCGTGGTTTTATTAATAGTCTTGGGCTAAATGAAACATTGGGTATTAAAGAAGAGGATCGTCGCGGCCGCGAACGCCGTTTGAGTGCAGAGCTAGCACGAACCTTTAGTGGTATCACCGAATCAGAAAGCCAAGCTACTCAAGGTGTTGTTTTCAGGGCGTTTGAGTTTACTCGTGGTGTCCGAGAATCCAGCGGTATCTTTAACTCGGTTGCGCGCCGTCAGAACGCTACATCGGAGCAGCTGATGGATGCATATATCCGAGCGGACGAAGCCCGTTACCGGGTGTTCCGCCAGTTCCGCCAAGTCGTCGAAGACCTGAGAACAATCGGTATGTCTGACCGCGACATCCGCAGGATTTTGTCCGAGAATAATATCGGTGGCGTCAACGCGATTATGCGCAACCGGTATGATCCTCTTCAGGTCAGTGATGAAATTCGCAGTGTGATGCGTCGCAACGGCACATTCTCGGAGCTGCCCCGAAGAGAGATCCAAGCCTATCGTCAGAGCCGCAGGGGTATGCCAATCAATCCGCCGGACGAAGAACCGATGGCCGAGGTTCCAGAAGAAACGCCTGTTCAAACGACTGCCGCTCCCACACAGCCCACAACACCTATTGTAGGCGCAGTATCTGGAACAGCGCCCGCTCCGACGGCAGCGCCCGCAGCAAGCGCACCGGCGCCGACACCACCTGCACAAGCGCCGTCGCCCACGTTCCTCGGATCAAATCCGATCGACATCTTGCGAAATATGGAGATCTTCCAGCGCCAGCAGACGGGTCAGTAAACTTCGACGGTGGTGGTTACGCCATTGCCGCCGAAGAGCTTGACCATGTTGTCGACGGCGTCTTCGGCTTCCTCGTAGGCCTCCGGGCCTTGGGCCGAGGCGAGATTAAGGGTGACCGCGATCACCTCAAGCACCGCATCAATCTGCATTTGATGCATGTCCTTGAAGCCCAAGCTTTTGAAGTTTTCGATCATTCGACTTCTCCCCAATCCGCTTCGAGAGCCACGTCAATCTTGGAGGGAACTTTGAGCGGACAGCCGGTCTCCATGATGTGACGGATCTGCGCCGCCTGCTCATCGCTTTCCACGGAGAAGCATAACTCGTCATGGACCGTGAGCATAGGGGTAAGACCAGCGTTGTAACAATCGAGCATGGCCTTCTTCGTTTGGTCGGCCGCCGAACCTTGGATCAATCTGTTTAAGGCCTTGTAAGTAAAGGCTCTTCTGAGACGACCCATCCCGCCGTAGGTCTTCTGAGCTTCTTCCAGCGAAAGTGGCTTGTTGTATCCAAAGGTCGTCGGCTCCCACATGTCAAAGCGGCAGAGGCGCCCGAGCAGCGTACGGATCTGGCCGTTCTTTTCGGCCTGCCGGGTGGCTGTCTCCGCAAGCTGGCGCACGAAGGGGACGCGCTCGTGGTGGGTGCCAAGCAGGATCTTCGCGTCGGTGTCGGAGATCGAAAGCTGATTAGCTAACTTAGCTACTCCCATGCCGTACATGATGCCGAGGTTCACGGTCTTGGCTTCCTTGCGGCTGATGCCTGCGATGTCGGCCACCATCTGGTGCAGGTCAACGTCGCTGGTGTTGTACGCCTCGACGATCTCGGCAACCACCGGGTGCTGCATGTTCTCCGGCATCGACGCAGCGAAGTGCACCAGCAAGCGCGGCTCCTGCGAGGAGTAATCAAACGACCCCCACTTGCAGCCCTCTTCCGGGATGAACAGCCCGCGGATCAGTTTCTTGATCTCTGGGTCACGGGCCGGGATCTGTTGAAGGTTGGGGTTGGAGGAGGAGAACCGCCCCGTCACCGTGCCACCCTCGTCCCGGCGAGTGGAGTGCAGCTCCGTGTGGATGCGGCCGTTGTGCTCGTGCTTCAGGATGCTGTCGATGAACGTCGCGTCTGCCTTGTCCAGCTCGCGCAGGCGCACCAGAGCCGCCGTCACCGGATGCTCGTGGGCGTTCAGGAACTGCTTGGTAAAGGACGGCGCACCCTGCTCCGTCTTCGGGTAGCTCAGCTCCAGCTTGTCGAACATCTTGGCGATGGATGCCGCCGCCCAGATATCTACGTCAAACCCAGCCGCATCGCGCAGCATCTTACGCTGCTCGTCCGCCTTCACCTTGATCAGCTTCTTGTTGCGCTCGGCTTTCTCCAGATCGACGCGCACACCCTTGGTCCGCATGTCCAGCAGGCAGGGAATCAGGCTGTTCTCCAAGGTCCAAATCGACCACAGGTCCTGACGCTCCATCTCAATCTTGAGCGCCTCCCACAGCTTCAGCGTGGCCACCGCATCTTGCTCCGCGTACAGGCCCACATACTTCGGCGGCAGCTGCCACATGTCAGCCTTGGGATCGATGCCCCACTCCTTGGCCGCAGCCTGCAGGAGCTTCTCGTCCTTACGAATTTCCGCGTAATCCCGAGCCATCGCATCGAGGCCAAAGGACCAACGGTTCTCGTCGACCAGCGCGCCGGTAATCATCGTGTCGACGATGCGGCCCTTGATCTCTACGCCCTCAGCCCTCAGCCAACCTGCGTCATAGGTGGCGTTGTGCATGATCACGTCTTTGTGAGGATCAGCCAGCTGCTTGGCCAACCACTTCATTGTCATTCGAGCATCGAGGTTCTGTCCGTTGGCGTGACGGATCGGAAGATACCAAGACTGATCTCCCGCCGCGATTGCGACACCAATGATGTGGCCATCCTTACGGGACCAGCCCGGGCCAAGGTCCTTGATCCTCGGATCTTTGGTCTCAAGGTCGACGGCGATCTGCTTGTACTCTGATAGATCGGGGAAGGATGTGGGCATGTGCCACTCCTTCTCGATCAGGTTCATCTCGTCGCGGATTACATGGGGCAGGTCACCGAACAAATTATTCTGCATTGCTGGTGAACTCCGACCCAAGCGCAGAGTACGCGGCCTTGTCCACCCACGAATCCTCATGTGCAATCGTTTCAAGCAGGCGGCTGGTCT